GCCGTCCTGGAGGTCGCCGCCGAGCTCTATCACCGGCGAAGCGCCCCCAACGGCATCAAGAACTTCGCCGACGGCTTCGACGGCACGGCCGCGATCCGCGTCGCCCGCGACGCCCTCGTGGCCGCCAGCCCCCTCCTTGCCCCCTATCTCCCCCTCGCGATCTCATGACTACCACTGGACCTATCGCCGCCGCGCGCGCCGACCTCGCCGCCATCCTCCGAGAGACCACCGACCTCCCGGTCGTGACCAACGTGCCTGAACGCCTCGCCCCGCCGTGCGTCGTCATCACCGAGGGCACACCCCTGTGCTCAGCCGACGAGACCGCTCACGGAGCCGTCACGGTACGGCTCTCGATCACGGTCGCCGCCCAACCGACGACCAACGCCCTGTCCATTGCCCGCCTCGACGAGGCCGTCGACACCATCGTCATCGGCATGGTCCGAGAAGGCATGTTCGCCGCCGTGGACGCCTACCAGAGCATCAAGGGCGCGGACGGACAGGCCTACCTCGCCGCCACCATCACCACCACACTCACCTACACCATCGAAAAGGACTCCTGATCATGACCGTCACCCGCAATACCCGCATTCTCGGCAACAAGCTCGGCTTTTCCATCGCCGGCAAGGATTATTGGAGCGATATCTCCAGCTACGAGCTCGCGCCCGAAACCTCTGACAAGGACGTCGTGACTTTCGCAGACGCCCTATCCGGCGCGTCCTCGGCCTGGAAGCTCAAGGGCAAGGCAATCGTCTCCTTCGACGCCGGCTCTTTCTGGGACATGCTCTGGACCCAGGCAGGCAAGACCATCGATGTCTTGGTCGCGCCCTTCGGCAACAAGACCGCCACCGCGAAGCAGCCCCACTTCAAGATCAAGGCCAAGATCGGCACCAAGCCCTCGATCAGCTCCGAGGCGGGCGACGAGAAGGGCTCGACGTTTGACTTCGAGTGGCAGTGCGAAGGCGAACCCGAGAAGCTGATCGCCACCTCCACGCTCGGCACCGGAAACATGGAAGACAACTAAGCCATGACCGGCATCCGTGACGGTCGCGTCCACCTGGACGGCGGCAGCGTCGAAGTCACCGGCATCAAGGCGCTCCTACGCGACGCCGAAGCGGTGGGCGTGGCCGTCACGGACCTCAAAGACCTGACCCACCGCCTCGCCACCCCTATCGCCAGCCTCGCCCGCACACTCGCCCCACATCAGACCGGACGCCTCGCCGCCGGCATCAAGCCCTCCCGCTCCAAACGCAAAGTCATGGTCCGCGTGGGCTCCAAGTCCCGCCTCCCATACGCGGGCGTGCGCCACTGGGGCCCCGACTCACGCAGCGGCCCCCGCTGGCTCTCCCAAGCCGAAGAAACCCTACGGCCGCGCACCTTCGCGGGCTTCGGCGAAGGCATCAAGGAACTACTCGACAAACACAACTGGTAAAGGACCCCCCATGAACATGAACAGCCTCACGCTCGGCGACCTCGAGTATTACGAACGCAAGACCGGACAGCCCATCACCTCGTTTGACCCAGAAGCGGGCGGCGCGCTCGCCGCCCCCATGATCGCCATGTGCGCGCTCATGCTCTACCGCAGGGGCGGCTTTGCCACCCGCGACGACGCATATACGGCCGCCACCGATCTCACCATGGACGAAGCCACCGCCCTCGTGGGCGGTATAACCACCGACGCCGCAGCGGGGGAATGACCGGCGCGACCTCCCTCGGCCCCGTCCTCGCCGTCCTCGCCGTCGACGCCGGGATACCGCCGTGGGAGGCGCGCGAACACCTCACCCTGGAGGACGCCCACGCGATCCTCGACCTGCTCAACGAACGCGCACAAGCGCAGAAAGGCTAAACCCCCATGGCTGGCCACGTCGTCAAAGTTTCGGTTGTCGCCGATACGAAGAAGTTCTCGCGGGCCTTCAGCGGCCTCGCGAGAGAAACCGGCCTGTCCAACCTAGCCAGCGCCGGGAAGCAGGCCGTGACCACGCTCGCGACCGTCGCCGCCGCCGGGGCCGCCGCTATCGGCGTCGCAGGGGCCAAAGCGGTCTCCATGGCCGCCGACCTGGAACAGTCCACCGGCGCTATCGAGGCTGTCTTCAAGTCCGGCGCGGACCAGATGAAGGCCTTCGCCGACACGGCCGCAACGTCGGTCGGTCTGACCAAGAATGAGTATCAAGAGCTCGGCACGCTCTTGGGTGCGCAGCTCAAGAACGGCGGCACGAGCATCGATCAGCTCGCCGGCAAAACCAATGAGCTGATCGGCGTCGCCGCCGACCTCGCCGCCCAGTTCGGCGGCTCCACCGCCGACGCCGTTGGCGCGCTCTCATCCGCCCTCAAGGGCGAGCGCGATCCTATCGAGCGCTACGGCGTGAGCCTCAAGCAAGCCTCGATCGACGCCAAGGCCGCCGAGCTCGGTTTCACAAAGGTCGGCGGGTCCTTCGATAACGAGGCGCAGCAGGCCGCGACCCTGGCCCTGATTATGGAGCAGACGGCCGACGCGCACGGAGCCTTCGCACGCGAGGGCGATACGCTCTCGCACCAGATTCAAGTCCTCAAAGCCCATATGGGGGACTTTGCCGCCAAGGCCGGGACGCTGGTCCTACCGGCCGTAACCGCCCTCGCGTCGGCTGCTATCGAGCATCTTGTGCCCGCAATGGAGCAGCTGACGACGTGGGCGCGAGACGTGGCCCTCCCTGCCCTCAAGAGCTTCGCGGACCAGTTCACCGCGAACGTCGTCCCGAAGGTGAAGGCCGTTGCCGAGGTGTTCCAGACCCAAGTGATGCCGCGCCTCCAGGCGTTCATTGCCTGGATATCGACGACTGCGCCTCCTGCCTTCCAGGCCTTCCTCTCATTCTTCGAGCGCTTCGGCCCGGCAATCACCGCAGCCGCCGGAGTGATCGCCGCCTTTGTGGCCGGCTTCCAGGCCTTCGCCAAGGTCAAAGCCATTATTGAAGCCTCAAAGGTCGCGTGGGCCGCGCTCAACGCCGTCATGGCCGCTAACCCCATCGTCCTCGTGATCGCCGCGATCGCCGCGCTGGTCGCGATCTTCGTCGCCCTGTACCAGAACAACGAGACGTTCAGAAACGCAGTCAACGCGACGTGGGAACAGATCAAAGCGGCGGCCGCTGTCGTCGTCGAATGGTTCACCGCGAACGTCGTGCCCGCCCTCCAAGCCGCGTGGGCGAAGATTCAAGCCGCGTGGGACGCCGTCTGGCCCCAACTCCAGGCCGCGTGGGCATCGTATGGTCAGCCCATTGTCGATCTCATCATTAATGTGTTCCAAGGCCTTGCCGCGAACTGGGACACCATCTGGCAGGGCATCTCCGCCGTCGTCTCTGGCGTCTGGCAGGTGATCTCCAGCGTCATCTCCACGGTCATCGGCGTCATCTCCGGCATCATCCAGGTGTGGACCAGCGCCCTGCGCGGCGACTGGCAGGGCGTGTGGGACGGTATCAAGCAGATCGTCACGAGCGTGTGGGACGGCATCAAGGGCATCATCTCCGGCGCGCTCAGTATCGTCAAGGGATACATCACCGTCGCCCTCGGCGTGATCTCCGGCGTGTTCTCCGGCGTGTGGGCGTCTATCAGCTCCAGCGTTTCCGGCGCGTGGAATGGCATCACGTCCGCTATCTCATCCGGCGTGGCGACGGCCGTGTCCTACGTGGCATCCCTCCCGTCTCGCGCCCTGAGCGCCCTGGGTAACCTCGGGTCCACCCTATGGAACGCCGGTAAGTCCCTGATTCAGGGCTTCATCAACGGCATCAGTTCAATGATCGGGTCTGTCCGCGACACCCTCGGATCGCTCACCTCAAGCCTCACGTCATGGAAAGGCCCCGAAGACTACGACGCGCGCCTCCTTACCCCGGCCGGCCGCCTCGTGATCGACGGCTTCATCCGTGGCCTCGAATCACGTTACGGAGCCGTGCGCCGATCCCTCGGGTCCCTGACCGGCATGGTCGCCGCCGCCGACACCGGCTCGCTCGGCCTCCCAGATGCCACCGGCCTTGCCTCCCTGCGCCGCCCCTCAACCGTCCACATCACCGTGAACGCACACATGCTCCACCCCTCCATCGACGCCGGGCGCGCGATCGCCCAGTCCATCGACCAGTACACCCGCCTCAACGGCGCAGGACGATAAGGCCCGCCATGACCATCACGCTCCCTAACCCCTCCCTCGGCGACTACGCCGGCGCAACAGTCCAGCCCCTGGGCGGTGGCCGCATCCGCTTCACCCTCGAGCCCGACTCGAGCGCCCTCACCATCACTGTGCCCAACCTGGTCCCGGGCCACCGCATCGGCGCACACATCCGAGTGCGCGCCGACAAGCCCGGCAAGACCATCGTCATCCGCATCGGAAACCAGGCCTACAGCTACGGTCCTGGCCCGACCTATATCGGCTCGACGGAGAACACGGACGTCGGTACGGAGCTCTCCATCGACGTTGCTGGCCTTCGCACCGGGATCATCGAGAAACTCACCGTTTGGGACCGCACCGACCTCCCAGCCAACCCGCGCCCATGCGATGTCCTCAGCCTTCAAGCCCTCTACCCGGTGCCGGGGCAGGGCGGGCTCAAATGGAACCATGACCGATGGAACCGCCAGGCCTGGACCACGGGAGTGCCGCGCCCGTGGGCGCTGAGGTGGAACCGCAGTACATGGGACACTCGCGCGTGGAACGCCGGCGAAACGATCTCCGACCAATGGCAGGACATCACCGGACCATGCGCTAGGCTCGACATCACTCGCGGCGTCACGACGGCCGGCCCCGCCATGAGCGCCGCCGTCGGTACTCTCACGGCTCGCGTGATTGACGCCCTCGACCCGAGAGCCACCGGCATCCACCACGGAACTCCAGTGCGCCTCATCCACTGGCCCACCAGAACGACCGTGTTCACCGGGGTCATCACAGACCTGACCGTCACCCCCCACAAGCCAGGTGATCGCATCCGGTACGAGGTCAGCCTCACCGCGTCCGACACCGTGGCGCGCCTCGCTGCGCTCACCCGGTACGGCGCCAAAGCCAACAGCAGCGACGGATCAGAAGAGTGGCTGTCCCGGCTCGATCGGCTCATCGACTCCGCCCCGGAACTCACTTACAGCATGGACAGCCGCGACGTGCGCCAGATCATCCCGCCCACCGTGTGGGAAACCAGCCTCGCCCGGCACTTCGACGCACTCATGGCATCCGTCCACGGGTCATGGAGCGTCACCCGCGACGGGGCAGTCGACGTGAAGGTCAAGCGACCAACCGCGCCGACCATGACGTTCACCGACCAGCAGGCCAGCAACCTGCCCGCCCGCATCTGGTCCTACACCGACATCAACGTCGCGTGGGCAGCAGCCGACGCGATCGCACACGTCACGCTCACCAACCACGCCGCCAAATGGGACGCCGAACAGAGCTCCTGGACGGCCGACGACACCGACATCACCGTCGACGACCCCACCGCCACCTACGCATGGGGCGGCGCGGCCGTCACCATCGACACAGTTCTGCCAACAAAAGACCTCGAGCGAGTCGCCCGCAAATACATCGCGACCGCCTCGAGCGACCCCACGCCCTCGCGCCTCACGCTCACCGCGGCCCACCATACCGGTCCCGCCAACCGCGCCGCGCACATGGAAGCCGCCAGCGTCATCGACCCCATCACCGCCGCCAACGTCGAGTACATGGGGGAGAGCGTGCCCGTTCTCATCACCCAAGTCACCCACTCGATCACGCCCTACACGTGGACCACCCACCTCAGCCTCACCAACAACAAACAGGAAGGAACCACCCCATGAAAAAGTTTGTGCCGGGCGAAATCGCCCGCGCCGAAGACGTCAACGCCAACTTCGACGAACTCAAGCAGGCGATCGACAAGCTCATCGGATCGCGCCAGCAAGGCCAGGTCGCCCTGGGCCAGTACCAGCCAGGCGAGACCTACGAGAAGACCGTTAGCTTCCCAAAGGCCTTCAACACGGTCCCCATGGTTGCCATCTCGTGCAGCAACCAACGCATCCGCCTCGCCGTCTACAACGTCACCACCACGGGCTTCACGTTCTACGGATGGAACGACACCGGAGCGGCGAACTCGTCAGATACCCACTTTGACTGGATCGCAATGGCCCCTATTAGCTGAAAGGACCAACGAATGACCGTACAAGAGTTCGCGCGCCGTCTGTACTGGATGTGCGCCGAAGCAGACGGGGGATACTCCCAGCCCAATCGTCTCGACGTGCAACGCACGCGCGGCGTGCCCGGAGGATACTTCACCTTCGAGGCCGATTGTTCAAGCCTCGTCATCGAAGCCGCCAAGCAAGCCGGATACCCAACCGGCGGCGCTACCTACACCGGCGATATGCGCGCCGCCTTCGAGGCCGCCGGATGGACCGTCATTCCGTACGCGGCAACCGCTGGCCTCGCCGCCAACCTCTACACCGGCGACGTAATCCTCTCCGAGGCCGCATCTGGCGGCGTCGGACACGTCGCCGCCTACATTGGCGACAACCGCGTGGCCGAAGCCTGGATAGACGGGCGCGGCGACATCATGGGAAGCGCCGAAGGCGACGGCGAAGGCGACGACACCGGGGGAGAGACCCGCGTCGTGTCTTTCTCGTCCCACCCCTACACGCTCGCCGGATCGTGGACCCACGTCCTTCGCCCGCCCGCTTTCACCCCGCCCGCCGACACCGCAACCACCGCAACCACCCCGAAAGGAACACCCCGCATGTTCGCCATCTCCTACAACTCTGTCTACGGAATCAAGGGCTACGCCCTCATCACCGAAGCCGCGGGCGCATACGCCCTCGATCGCGTGGGCGCGCAGGTCTACAACGACGTTGTGCCCATGACCGAGGTTCCCGCACACCACGCTGAGATGCTCATCCGCGAAGCGTGGGAGCGCCACAACCGCGTGGCCGCCACCGGCGCAGCCGAAACCCGCGTCGATATCGACGAAGCTACCGAGAAGATCCTCAACGCAGTCAAGGAAGGAAACGCACAGTGAGCGAACCCAAACACGCCGCGACCCCTCAGCCGATCTCCTGGTTTACTCCGCGCGTTCGGCGCTACACCTACGGAGTCTTCGCCGCGATCGTTGCCCTCCTTATCTCATACGGAGTCCTCGACAACCAAACCGCGCCGCTCTGGCTCGCCCTTGCAACCGCGCTCCTCGGCTTTGGTACCGCCGGAGCTCACGTCCCTCGAGGCGACTCATGAGCGTCGCCGCCGAGGTCATCACCGCACTCGGTGGCCTCGGCGGCGCGGCCGCCCTCGTGACCAGCGCCGCCACACTCATCCAAACACGCCGCATCCACGCCCGCGTCAGCCCCAACCACGGCTCGTCCATTTCCGACGCCACCGCCCGCATCGAGGAAGCCCTCGACGCCCACGGCGAAGCGATCCACCGCATCGAGGCCGAGCAGACCAGGCAGAGCGCCGACGTGCTTATCGCGCGCCACTCGATCGAAAGCCTCGCCCGCGAGGTCAAAGGCATGGGCCACGAAATCGGAGATCTCAGGTCCACACGCGATCGCGAACACGCCGACTACGATGCACGCATACGGCGGTTAGAAAAGCGGGCTTAAGCCGCCGCCTCGACAACGGCCCGCAACGCCTCGTCCGCTATCGCGAGATACCGTAGCGTCGTATGCGGCGACTCATGACCGAGGATGCGTTGAACGGATACAAGATCACCCGTGCGCTCATATGCCCGCGTGGCAAAGCGGTGACGAAGGGCGTGCATCGTCACGCCCGGCGGCAGCGCGCGGGTAACCAGTCGTCCGAGCCATTCCGGGGATACGTGCCCGGCGTCCGCACCGGGGAATACCCAGCCGGGACCGCGCGCCTCAAGTTGGTCGACCAACGATGTGACGATGGGAACAGTCCTGGCTTTGCCGCCCTTGCCGTGCACGATCAGGGACGCACCCCGCACATCGCGCACAATATCGCTCGCGCGCACGCGGGCGACCTCGCCCCGGCGCAAACCCAGCTCCGAAGCCAGGCGCACCGCGAGGTGCACGCGCCAATCAGTCGACTGGAGAGCGTGCCTCACTGCCTCGTCATCCGCTGGGCGCGGGGCCGGGGCCGAGGCTCGTACCGACGGCAAAGCCGACACGTCGACCAGGACCGGGCGCGCCGTCGCCGCCCATGAGTAGAACCCGCTGACCGACTGAATGGCCGACCTGCGCGTATCTCGTGCCCACATGTGCGTGGCCGACCACTCGATCACATCGGCCGTCTCGACGGCCCATGGGTCTTGATCCACCGCCCGCGCGAAGCGCCTCAGCCAGTCCACGCGCAGTCGCACCGTTGCGACCGAGCGTCCCGAGCCGAGCAGATGCAACCTGTAATCTCTCAGCGGGGCCTCCCACCCCTCCGGCACCATTGCTTTTTGCATAACCATGCCTGTCATCCTCACCCGAGCCGCAGAAAAATGCACGCGATGGACGCCCGTCCCCGCGCCCATCTGCCAGGATGCTACGCCGCTTGTGTCCATATATCGGACAGTGTGACGCAATCCCGAGGTTGCAGGTTCGAGTCCTGTCGGAGGCGCGTTTCCCGACCGGTAGGCGTTACCAGGTCGACGACCGAGACACCTAGCGCCGACGCCAGACTGTCTAATTCTTCAAGCTGCCAGGGGCGCTTTCCGGTCCATCGTTTGTTGACCGAAGGCTGGGAAATGCCAAGCATTTGCCCTAGTCGTACCTGATTAAAGCCCGCGCGCGCTGCCTCGGCGCGAACGTTCGCCGCGACAACGTCACGTGTTGTCACCCGGTCTGCCGCTGTCGGCATGATCTGAATAGCCATGCGTCTATTCTATTCCAACTCGGCATATTCTGTAACCGCCTGGACGTAATTCACGTATTCATCTCGTTTGCAAGATATTCAAAAACGGATTAGAACGTTGACCATGAGTGGTTTCAACGATATGGTTACAAGGGAGGTCACGCGCTACATGCGTGCCACCGGACTCTCACAAACCGCCCTCGGCGCTGCCTGCGGCATCCGACAAACCGGCATCTCAAAGCGCCTTCGCGGGACCGTCTGTTGGACACTCTCAGACCTTGACCGGCTCGCCGCCGTTGGCGTGCCGGTCTCCATCACATCTACTGCCCCTTGGGAGGCCCAATCATGAGCGCAACAACAGATCAGACCCTCGAAGACCTCCGTGATCTCTTAGATCATCTCGACGGGATCGTGACCAGCCTGTGTTTCCCCGCCCGCTCCGTTGTCGGCGACGATCTGTCATCTATCTATGGTGATCTCGAGAACGCGATCTTCAACATGGAATGCGCGTTTGATCCGGAGGCTGCGGTATGAGCTACCGCATCGACTGGCTCCAGTTCCTCGCCGCGCTGACCGCGCTCGTCGCCTACGGCGTCGTCATCTGGTCGTGCTTTGCCCTCTATCTCCCGTGGCCGGTCTCAACTCCGGCAATGCTCCTGGCCTTCGTGGCCTCCGGCGTTTGGTCGCACCGCCGCGACCTCCACGAGCGCGAGGGAGCTTGCCATGAGTAAGCGACTCGAAGACAGCGTTTCCCCTGGCATGCTGGCCTCGCTCGATCAGCTCGAAGCGTCCACGGGGGCAATCATCTATATCCCGATCGATTGTTCATTCGCTGACATAAGGCATGCGCGCATCCCTCCCGCTGATCTCGCGATCATCCTCCGCCAGCTCGCCGATCAGTTGGACGCCCGAGCGAACGGAGAAAGCTGTGATTAGCAGGTCCGACGCCGCGATCGTTCGCTCGCTACTGCGCAAAGCCCAAGCCGTTAGCCTCCAGCTCGCCGAAGACGCCGCCAACACGGGTGTTCCTGGAGCTAAGCGCCTTCGCCCCAAGGATCGCGCCACCAAGGCAAAGCTCATTCACTGTTACGTCACCGTGGCCGTTCGCTACATGATCGAAGGGCAGGACTCATGAGGGTTACCCGCGCCAAGAACTGCTACTGCCACACCTGTGAGCGTTCATTCCATTACCTGGGGATCGCGAACCATAGGAAGGCCCATCGGCTCCGCCGCGAAGACTGTACGATCACGTTCACGTATGGCGAGACGATTACCTGGAAGTTCTCGCGTCGCGAACCTTCAGAGTCGTCATGAGCGCCGTCACAGTGTGGACCGAGCAGGACCGCTCAGACTTTATCGCCGCCGCTCGCGCCGCGATTAGCGGCCCACGTGCCGAGGATGCCGCCGCCCGCCCGGCGACCGTGCCAGCGCCGAGGGCGCGCGGCGTCCTCAATGCCGGGATGAGCTTCACCTCCATTCTCGCGGCTCTGTCTCGGATCGGGTGGGGACCGCTTAGGGGCCGTGAGTTCGCCGCCTCGAGGGCGATCCTGGATACCCTCGCGCTCCTGGCGCACGACGCCCGCGCCGACCTGTCCGCCGTCGTGCAGGTCACGGCTCGCCAGCTCGCCAAGCGCGCGGGCTACTCCCTGCGCCACACGTCCCGTTGCCTCCAATGGTTGGAGGATGCGGGCGTGATCGAGTGGCATCGGGGCGGCATCCGCCTCGGCCTGCCCACGGTCGGCGTCATCAAGATCATCAAGCGCACGCTGGTCGACTGGACGTTGGCGTTCCGGCGTGCCTCCGACGCCGAAGACCGCGCCCGGAACGCCGCGACGCGCGCTCGCATCCAGCTCTATCGCCTGCGTCGCAATTCAGCGAGGCCCAAGCCGGTCGACGCGGCCCATGTGGACATGGCGTCGCCCCTTCCTTCCCTACGGGATGAGGGGGCCGCATCGGCGTCCCCTCGCTCATCCAGTGAAGAGATTCATTCAGCCCCAACAAAGGACATCGAGAACATGAAGTACAAGCCGTCGTACCACAAGTACCTATCAACCGAGTGCTCGCACGGGCAGCGGAGCGCTGACCGGTGCAACGCCTGCAAGTACGAGGCGATCATGCGCCAGCAGCGTGTAGCGGAGGCCGAGAAAGCCGCCGCCGAGCGGCGGCGCAAAGAGGAAGAGCAAGCAGATCGCGGAGCCACCGGGGCCTCGTGGCCTCCCGCTTTCGTCGAGTACATGCGCGCCGAGTACCCGGACGCCGAGCCCAGGCAGTGGGCTCGCCTCACCATCACGGACGCCACGGCGAAGGAACTGATCAATGCGTGAGAACCAGGATGTGCGCCCTCACTTGATCGACGCCGCGAGAGACATCCTTGCCACGTGCGATCGGATGCTGGAGCTCGTGAACGCCGGGGCCCCGTACTCGATGAGTCAGGCCCAGTTCGGCGTGGCAATGGACGTGAACTCAATCGGGTTCCTCGCCAGGGAGATCATCGATCAGGTGAGGGCCGGTGAGCACTCGTGAGCTGGGACGGCTCCAAGGTCCGCCGCCTGGCTAACCAAGTACTCGGCCGGTACGGCTCCGTGTGCTGGCTGTGCGGCAAGCCCATCGACCTTGCCGCGTCCCGCCGCTCGCCCCTCGGCCTGACCGTCGACCACGTCATCCCGCGCTCGAAGGGAGGGACGGACGACATCACCAACCTGCGCCCGGCGCATCACCGCTGCAACACAAGTAGGCAAGCCCGCCCGGCCTCGGACTTCCAGCCGCCCCGGTCCTGGTCCGGCTCTGGCTCCTGGCCGGGCTTGACCGCACCGACCAACCCGTGTTTTTAGACACACCGCCAGCTGTATCTTATACACCTCT